CTACTCTTTTAGTTAATCGTAAAGAGCCTTTGTGTTTTTGCGGACTTATATAATTCCGAAGTCTTTTCTTAGCTTCTTCTGCATTCCTAATCAAGAATTCTTTATTGGATCCGTTGTACCTAGGATCTGTTACTATTTTGCCCTGTGCTATTGGAAATAGAATATCCCAAACAAGATCCGCAGGCAATCTAGGCTCGTCCTCATCTTCTTCTAAAGGTTTAGGGACAATGTTTGCATGTAGTGTTACGGTGTACTCTTTATCAGGGTGTGGGTACAGGAACATTCGAGGCACTACTTTTTTATCAAACTCCTTGGCTCTGTTATCTAAGTAATACCAAATTGGTCTTCCCACTTCTGGCTCATTGTCTTTGAACTGAGGGAAATTTAAACCTCGACCGCTTGGGGCTCTAAAATCCCAGCTAAATATAGCACGTGCGCGAATCTCAGCTTCTGGGCCTGTCATCGGAGACAAAGGTCCCTCTCCTTCCAAAACAGGTATCTTGTCTACGGAAACAACTTCAGGTGGAAGTTCCGCATAAGGGGAGTCAGCGTTAAACTCTAGTTTGAACGCATGCTGAGCCCACATTGCTCTTTTATTGTCAACCGGTGCGTAGCATTCTCGATACGCCTGATTGATAAATATACCTATCCTGTTCTGGTCTACTCTTGGAAGATCGTATACACCTTCCGCTCCAAGCATTGAAGCGAGCTGATCTCGCAATGAAAGATATGAGATAGGAGCCATTTATACATACTAAGCCGGCTCTAGCTCTTTTTCTACCGGTTGCTTATTCCGACCTTTGGCCTTTGACTTTGTGCTTGCGACCTCTGCCTCTGCCAATGATTGCTTAATCATTCCTTCTTTTACGAGTCTAGATTCCGGAATTTCCGGTTTCTCAAAAGCTTTCTCGTCTAACTTGATTGAGAAACTCATGTTTCTATAAATTCTACCTTGAGTAGTAAAAATATCGTCTATCTCTTTTTGGTTTTTAGGTTCGTACGCGAAATGACCTAGTTTCGTATCCCATACAAAATTGTACCGTACAGAACTCATTCCTTTAACTGTGAGGTTGGCTGATACGCCTAGTTGATTACTTTTTCTTAATATTACTACTTTCATAATGTAAAAAGCCTCTCCCCCGCTACGCAGAGGAGAGGCCAAGGGTTAGTGGTTGGTTGGGCTCAAATTATTGAGATAACTTCAAACCGGGTACTTGTCTTGCAACTTCGAGAAGTTGTACTGCAGGAACACGCTTACGAGTATCTTCGCGAACAGCCATACCATAGACGGACTGAACACCAACAGCGCTCAAATGAGCTTCATTGCCGGAGTTAGCGAAGTCGTCATAGTGGAAGATTTGCTCACCGTAGATCTTACCCTTTGCGTAGTACAAAGCGTCTCTACCCATAGCAACTACGTATCCAATAGGAGTACCAATTTTGTTACATTGTACAAACAAGGATCCTTTTTGCCATGCGTTAGTACCGTTGGTTGCAGTGTAACCACTTGCGGTAGCTTTAGCAAGTGTGATGCTATTAGCGGTAGTAGTAGCAGCGCCTGCGGTGTAACTGAACAGCTGATGCTTTCCGTCTACATTGATACCAAGAATATAGTATAATCCGGAATCATCTGCGTCTGAATACTGACCCCCACCTCCTGGGATGTTTACTGAAACACCACGGAAGTTAGCAGTCCAATCGTCTAACGATCCAGCAGTTGCATCACCAATAACGACAGTAGCTCCGTCAGTAATTGCAGCACCGAAGTGATAGTAGGTAGGCAGAAGTGGGGAACCTTGACGTCCGCGAGCGGTGTCAATGATAACATTGTGATTAGCAATGATATTGTTGTCCCATTTTGCGTACGAACCGGAGAACAACTTGTTGTCGCTTCCACGGGAGTCCGCGTATTGGATAGCTTCAAGATATTCGGTATCTGAACGAAGAGCGCGTAAACATGCGTCTGGACCAAAGAACAAGTAACCAGGAATTTCTTGGTTAGTGTCTCCACCAGTGTTCATTGGCTCACCGCCTTGAGCGATAAGAGCTTGTTTAGCTTCTTGGATAAGATCAACAGATAATCCTGCTTCTACTAGCTTAGCGGTTTCTGAAAACGAAATTACGTTTGTATTCGCGTTGTTTACGCAGCTTTGACGAAGAACATATTGGATTTGATCTTGCTCAGTACGAGACATCCACTCGGACATAACCTCAGCAGAAAGCTGATCAATGGTTTTGCCAGTGAAGCGCATGAGTTTAAGAACTTGCGTCCAGGAGACAGCGTGACGAACGAGGTCAACTTCAACATTGAATGTTCCGAAGTCGAGCTTGTCGGTAGCGTTCTTGAGAATGTCCTCCCCACGTACACCTTGTCCACGAATAGGAGCAACGGTAGTGAAAGTTACTTTGTCAGAACCACCTGCGGACAGGTCACGTTTTTCAGCGATAGGACTACCGCTTCCTTCTGCTCCCATGAACTTTGCGAACACGTTTTTTTCCCTGGCGTCCCGAGATACGAGCTCGGACCAGAGGCGTGAGCGCAAGTCAGCGTTAGGACCGTCAAGTAGTCCCTGATATGATGTAATTTTTCCCTGAACCAAATCGACATTGCCGGCGGCGGATGAGATTGGGTCTGGGCTTGCTGGAATATTTTTAATAGCCATTTTATTTTAAGATAATTGAGATTAGATTATTCCGTTATCTTAAAGGCTTTGCTCCTCCTGGTGATCCTAGTAAGGCATACAAATCTTTTGTATCCATATTAGGCAAGTTTTGAAGCAAACCTTCACGAGTAACGGGTGAGTTTACAGGTTGTGCTGTAGTTCCTGTTGTCAAAACCTTAGCTTGAGTTCCCATCTGAGGTGCCTGAGGTTGCGGTGCTTGAGGCACTGGTGCCTGTTGCTGTGCTACTGGTGGCGGATTGAAAGATGCAAACTCACTAGCTATAAGTTCTGGCCACCTTGGTGACTCAAAAACTGCAGCGTAGTCAGGATCCGTCTGAGCTTTTGAAACGAAATCGTCGAACTGCTTACGATAAACGGATTGTTTATCCTGCAATTGAGGAAATCTTTCATAGACTCGGTCACGGCTTTCCATCGCACGAGTGCGATGGGATTGATAAGCTTGTTGCTGTGTTTCTCGCTCTAACTGTTGCTTTTGGATAGTTAAATTTTGTAACTGAAGCTCTTGTTTCATGATTTCCCGTTGCAATTTAAGTGCTTCGGTTGTCTCAAGATCTTCAGCTGCCTGTTCTACTTTTCCTTCAAGCTCCAAAATAGATGCTCGAATATCATCTGCTTGCTTATCTAAACCACTAATCGGGTCGGGCTCGGACGCCTCGACTTCCTGTGTGGATAAATTGGGTTGAGGAGCTGGTTCTACGCTCTGTCCGTAGATGATCCGCGAAGCATCGGCGAAGGATCCATTAAAACCTTCAGATCTATAAAGATCAATGACTTGCTGATCTAACTCGTTACGAGGGCGAACCCTACGTTTTGCGAGCTGTTCTTCAGTCTCTTCCTCTTCTTCGACCTGCGGCTCTTGGCCTTCGACCTGTGGCTGTTGTTCTTCGGCATATGATTCCGGGATTTGGTCCTCGGTCTCAGGCTGAACTTCAGCTGCTGGCTGATCTGACGTTATACCTAATGCATTGCGAAGATCGTCCGTAGACGCATTCTCAATGCTAAACTGTTCCTCTACTTGCGGGGAATCAACCTCCGCGATGTCTGTTTCCATAACGCGAAGATAACGATTAACTCACAAAAAGTTAACCGGTTGTATAACGATTATTTACCTTGCGGTTTGTTAGCGTCAGTTCCGTATTTCTTAGGAGCTAACGCGCATTTTTTATCTTTAGCACACTGTTTAGGTTGTGGGCACGATTTACAAGGTTTGAAGGGTTTAGTCTTTTCCATTTTTGTATAGTATTACAAGTTTCCAGATTAAATAGGTACAGGTCAGAACACCTGCGCATAAAGCTACAAGTTCGTTCCACTGTCCTAGCGTGTATGTAAGGCCTGTGCCTGCTGCTCCAATCGCTATAGTTGCATCATTCATTTTCCTGGTCCGAAGTAGAATCCAATAATCGCGGGGTATACCACAGTGGTTGTGACGAGAGCAATGTGCCCTGTCGATAGTGTGATTTCTTCTTGAGCACTGGTCCAACTGAAGAGTCCGAAGAGGAACTCGTTTGTTGAGGATCCGTCAAGGTTTGAGCATGTAAGGATGGTGGCTTCTGGATAAAGGGTACATAAAATTGTGACTGCCGACATCGTTGACAGCCCGATAATAGCAAGAAAACGACGAGTAAAACTAACAAACTCAGAATTACCTCCTTTATTGATTTCAGCTTGTAGTCGAAGGAAATTGTCGTTTGTACGAGCCTCTCGCGCCATTTCAAGATCATGCTTCTGTTTTTTGGCTTCAAAGACATATCCAAAAACGCCTTTAAGAATCGCCCCCATAGCAGTGCTACCACCGCCCGTAATAAATAACATAAGTAACTCGCCCATTTCATCTCATCCCTTCTACTGTGTCTCGCAACCGATCCAGCTCTTTCTCTAGGTATTTCAACCGTTCGAACTGTTGATGGTCGGATGTGATGGGGTCATCTTGCTTTTCTACCAAGGTATCGAGGTCGGCTTTGGCTTGTTCTGCGAATTTCTCAATGTGCATCATGCGAGCAGATAGATCACCCAGCAAAGTTCCTTCGTGTTGTACCCGACTAAGTCCATTATCCAAGGTAGATATCTTGTTCCAGATGACTGAGTACCCCCAGACACAGGTCCCGACAATGGCAATGACCTTCGCCATGAATGCGAGGTTTGCTTTGACTTGTACATTATCCCCTACTTCGGTTGCCATTTTTTAAAACAATCCTGGTATTAGTTTGGTGTTACCGTCTATCGATGATAACCTCTGGTTGTTGTCTAAAGAACTTTTAACCTGAGCTTCTATGTATTGCAGTAACTCCCCGGTATCTTGAGTCATAGGTTGGTCTCCTGATTCTGCAAAAAGCACGCTTGTTCCGTCGCTTCTGTATAACCTCGCTCCAGTTATAACAAGTGGCCCACTCCCTCTATTTTGTATTCTTAAATCGACTACATCTACATTCACTCGATAGTTCATTTCATCGATGGCTGTTATCGCGTTAAACCATTTAGCAATACCTTCAGTAGTAGTAGCTTGATAAACGGCAAAAGCGTAAAGCTCTCTTGTGTCTGCAAAACCACCTCCCCCGGGGATATCAATTTGAACATTGGAGTAGTCTGCGTTTAGAGTAGTAATACTACTACCGTCAATATTGTTAAGATTGTATACGGTGTCTGGTTTTTGTTCGACGATAAAGCCGAAACCAGCAGTAGTAGCCACCGCGAAAGCTTCAAAAGGTAGTAAAGCTGTTTTACCTAATGCGTAGGTTATTCTCAGCCTTACATAATCGTTAACATCAATGGTGTCAGCGTTGAAACTACCGTTTTCAGTAACAAGACCCGTGCCGCTGACTGTTTTAGTAACGACGTGTGTATTTTTAGTTACGTTGAAAAGCTGTATTGTGCTGCCCGCCTGTATGTTAGCTATACTCCAAGGTAGTAATAGGTAAACTCCGGTTTGGTCTTCGTATCTGCCGGCAACACTTGCGATACCTTGTAATGTTATTAAACCTGTGGTTTTTAAATCACCTACAAAAGTATCGGTTTTTATAGTGATAGTTGTGCCATTAAAACTAAATGGATCAGAGGCGTTTGGATTGATAATTAAATTATAAGAACCAAGATCAATCTCATTACCTGATCGAGCTACGATCGTGGAGATTTCACCTGCGTAATGATCCACCAAAAATGCTTTTGCTTTATCGTAAAGCTTTTGAGGTGTGTCTATTTCTTGGTAATCATCCACAACGGATTTAGTAAACTCGGTTAAAAACACATCGTTAAATAAAACCACTTGTTGCTCAAGTACTCCTGTGCCAATGCACGAGGGGGAGG